AAATGTATTTGTATAAGCGCCGGAAAACATATCTTCGGCTACATTTGCTCGTCTATTATTTCGAAAATCTTGTATTGTACTTATTTGTAAAGCAGCATCTACCGGATCTCGGGATGAAAATGTATTATAGTTAAGTGTTGGAATATTTTTTGATATTGCTGCCTTATCATTTAACCACTCGTCAGTAACATAATAGAACCCATTCCATGTTTCGAAAAATCTAAACGTCGATGAAAGATATTGATCTTTTGAAAAAGATCTATTTGCTACAAATGCAATAGCTTCAGCCGGTGAATATCGAGGAATCGTTAATCTCATATTACCATAAGTAGGCTGAATAAAGAATAGCCTTTCTTTTTCTGATTCTATTTTAAAAACTCTTGTTCCATAAGGTTGCTGGGCTATTTGTCCATCTTTTTTAAACTCATTTTCTGGAGTGATTTTACTATAATTTTTATCGAATATTTTTTCTACAGCTTTATCGCCTCTAACATTATTGAACGAAGTAATGAGATACTTTATGTTTGCCTCATACGAAAGCTTTGATATAAAATGAAGTGTGTAAGTCGATCCGTTACCAGACTCTGATCGCTGCACATCATCAATTTTGTATATTTTTGCTTTAAGCCTTCTTACTGTACCTAAATCAAAACTTTTAATCTCGAGCAAAAGTTCTTCTTCGCCTCTGAGTGGAAGTCTTTCAATAAATCCAATATTGTCAAGCAAAAACATATTACCTCGAATAGCAGTCGAGTCAATACTTTGCTGAATTGTAAATGATGCTACTAGTGCGGTAATGTCTTGTGCTTGCTCACTATCAAGCGCTGCACCAAAAGGCACAATCTGAGCTTTTTGTATTTCACATATGCCAGGATTAAATTTTTCCATTAACTTTCACTTACTGCCTTAATGAAATCTCTTGAAAGCTGATTTAAGTATTGACTATCAAACAAAACAATTTCTTTCTTATTTTCGTTTAACGCATTCTCGTAATCATAAATTCGATATGGTTCCCAATCCTCAGGAATAATTCGCTTAACGATAATTTTACGACCTGTTTCTGTCCGCAAAATAACTCTATCTTCTCTGCGTAGATAGATTGTACGAAAAGATTCCGGAGCTAGTAATATATCATCAATTGCCATTGTTTATACCTTCTTTACGTAATACAGAATATTTGCATCATTAGTTGGATCACTAATCCAATCAATAACATTTTCACCAATTTGACCAGACTCTTCTGCGTATTTTTCTACTAAGTAATTATTAAATGTCTGCGGATCCATCGGCCATTCGTGATAAGGATCGACAATATTATTTGCCATGTACACCAGCCAAATATAATCGACAGACCCATAGTAGAATTGCGCAATGTCTTCTGCCCGTTCACCTTCTTTAACTGTATAAGGATAATAAAGAAACGGATTGTTTTGAATTGATTTTAGAAAAGCGCTACGACGAGTAATGTCTCGTACTCGTCGACCCTCGTATTCTATTACTGGAAAATTTTCAAAATATTTAGTAGCCATGGCTCTCTCTTATTAAGCTGCAGGGGCGGCGCCGGGCCCGCCACCGGCGGCATTATTTGTATCATTTTCTGCACTAGTAGCTCCTGTATCGGGCTTATCATCTAAAGGATAATCATCAGCAGTGTGAATTGTAAGTTCGGTAAATGCTAATGTTAATGTAATTGCTGCAGGCCTACCACCTCTGGCTATTACAACCGTTCCTGCATTTCCCGCATAATCGACATTGACTTGAGTAAGCATCGCAGGCTTAAATCGAACAAAGTGACTTTCATCAACACCAATAAAATTAGTCCTTACAACACTCGGATATTTTAAAAATGCTCTACTAAGTCCTCCAACCGTGTTGTTCTCACCGTCTACTACACCACTAACTGCAGGAAGAGATTTATTTTTAAGAAGCTGAATAATTTTCTTAAGTCTATCTGAGTCTGCTTGATTAGTAGGAAATAAATCCCAAGTAAATGAATATTGTTTTAGATCAACGCCAGTAAATGCAAGTGTTTGCAACGGATTTATAAGTTGCCCACTGGCTTGCCCGAACTGCTTCAGTATATCGCTGGGTAAAAAGCTTTTTGCTAAAAATTTTGCAGCCTGAGTGCCTGCACCAAGATTTTTCTCATTTGTCAAAATACCTGAAAATTTGTCTAATATATTGTTCTCTTGCCCACTGCCTACTTTACGTATTTCCGCAAGTATATTTTTTGCCATAGAAGCAGCACTACCTAGTACTCCTCCAGCACCTTCATTTTGCCCAGCGGCCGCTAAACCTGCTGTAAGTCTTTCAACCATAAAACTACGTTCAAATGCTGTATTATTGATTTGATTAGAGTCTGTAAGCTGTCTTGGAAAAGGTAGCTCTAAAACTGTATAGTCTTTAATCTCAGGGGGTACATTTGATGCAGGAACTAACCCTAGCTTTTTAACACCTGCTTCTTTGCCAATATCTCCTATTGTTGTCGATGTCTCTTTTACCTGATTTCCGTCTGCGTCTGTTTTTGTTGTTGTTGTTGATGATGCAGTCAGCGTGTTAATGAATCTATTGTAATCATAGTCCATAAAAATAAACTGAATACCATGCGGAAACTGTTTTGCGGGAAATGTGTAGATCGAATTGTCGTTAACGCGCTTCGAACGAACTGATTCGGGTCTATTTGATGCATCAGACATTTGGTTCTCTCTTCAAGCCTTAGCTCGTTTAATAAATAACTGAGGATAACTATCAATTATTTATATGGAATAAGCACAAAGATTATTATGGCGTACAAAGGTCGTTTTCGTCCAGTGAATCCTGCTAAGTACAAGGGTGATCCAACTAAGATTATATATCGCTCTTGGTGGGAACGCAGTGTTTTTAGCTGGTTGGACAAACATAAAGATGTGATATGGTGGCAGTCTGAAGAAGTGATTGTACCTTATAGATCGCCTATAGATGGACGTATGCATAGATATTTTCCAGATGTAGTGGTTCATAAACATAACCCTACTGATGGAACTAAAAAGACGATAATGATAGAAATTAAACCGAGCAGTCAGTGTTCTCCTCCAGATCCAAAAAAGAAGAACGCAACTAAAACAGGTAGAGTGTCTCGCAGATATCTTAACGAAGTTAAAACATGGGGTATTAACGAGGCGAAGTGGAAAGCAGCTCGAAGTTATTGTGCTGATCGAGGCTGGGAGTTTGTGATAATGACAGAGAAACACATACCGGGAGCCAAGTAGTGGCAGTTACTTTAGAACAAACATTAAGTGAAGCTGAAAACCCAATCACCGGAAAAGGTGTGGGTATTTTTTCAGATATGCTTTCAAGAGGCATTCGACAAGGTCAGGTACCTGCACGAACAGCCGCGGCGAGAGAGTGGTATCGCGATCAAGCTAAAAGCATATCTAAAGCGGGAGGACAATCAGGTGTTACAGGTGAAGGTTTAATTCGATCTGCTGCTAGTGAAAGAGGTCGTACAAAAAGCGTATCACGAGCTTCTTCACCTGCATTTTTTGGAGAAATGTATACTTTTTCATATGATCCTAAGCATAAAGCCACACTCCCTTACTACGATCGCTTTCCTTTAATATTCCCAATAAATAAGGCAAAAGGTGGATTTCTCGGAATCAATTTTCACTACTTACCGCCTATGCAAAGAGCTGAACTAATGGATGCTTTGTATAGTATTACTAACAATAAGAAATATGACGAATCGACAAGATTAAGAGTGTCTTACGATATATTGAATAGAGCTTCTAAGTTTAGAATGTTTAAGCCTGCACTTAAGCATTACTTAACGGATAATATACGATCGAAGTTCGTTTACATTAATCCGACAGAATGGGACGTTGCTTTATTCTTACCTACTGCGAGATTTGTTGGTGCTAGTAAGCAAAAAGTTTATGCAGATTCTCGAAAAATCATAAGAGGATAAAAAGGAATGGCATTCAACATAAGCGATTTTAAAGCTACAATGGATAAGTACGGAGGACCTGCACGTACTTCGTTATTTGAAGTTGTCATTACAAAGGCATCCGAAGCAAATAGTTCTATGTCTGGCAGAGATCTTACATTCTTTTGTAATAGTGTAAACTTTCCCGGCATGACCTTTACCACGACCGAGATGACTGCGGTAGGTCAAAGACCATTTCAGTTTCCTACTGTATTAACTAATGAACCTATTAATGCTTCTTTTTTGGTTGATTCTGATCATCAAGTTCTTACTTTCTTCCATAACTGGATGCAAAAAGTTTTGAATTATAGTTCGGCCGGAGGCGTAAATGGCGCAATTGGATCTGGAGACAAACTTCAACTACCTTATGAAGTAGGGTTTAAAGACGAATATGCATGCAATATGACGATTAAGCATTATTCTACAGAGTCATTAGGTGAAAAGTTTTATGAAGTAAAATTAGAAAATGTTTTCCCAAGTAATTTAGGAGACCTTGAGCTCGCTTGGGAAAGTAATGACCAATATTTACGTATGCCTGTTTCATTTATCTATGATAGAATATCTTACTCTGGTGATAGAACAGGTAGACAAACATTTGCAAATGGTAGAGGATTCCTTGAAACACTTGGTGACATTGCCGGATTTGCTGATGTTGTTAATCAAACAATCAAACAAGGCCGTCCTCGAAGTATTCAGGATGCTGTAAATAGATTGCAACGAGTGCGAAACTCTTACGGCAATCTATCTGG